TATGATGAATACAAGGCTGAAGCACAACTGAAGGGTAAAACCCAAGCTTGGTACCAAGAACCAATTTTATTAGCTCAGAAAAATGAGCAAAAGGTGCATAAACCTGTTTCAAATGATGAAGCGCAAAAGCATCTCCAATCTTTGATGGAGCGGTTAAAGATTAACGGCCGTAAACCTGCACAAGTACAAAAACTTCAGGCAAAAGAAAAAGAGCCTGAGCTTGCAAAGGAATTAGGGCCAGATCCTTTCGACAATCCACACGAATATGCAGAGATGTGCCGCCGTGAAGGTATGCCGATTCCTCGAAATATTCTTCAGCTAATTGATGGGCCGAATGTATGAATAAATTCGAGATTTTAGCGTGGGGTTTGCTCATTTCATTTTTCACAGCCGCTATTTGTGGGGCGGTGGTTTTGTGGTGGTTGGCGCGTAAAGAACATATTAAGAAAGGAATTCACCAATGAAACTAACTAAACAGCAACGTGCTGAGCTAAAACAAAAGTTTGGTGGCCATTGTGCCTACTGCGGGGAATTACTGGGTGAAAAGTGGCATGCAGATCATATCGAAGCTGTTAAACGAGATTTAATTCATGTTGGCGGTGGAAAGTTAATTACGGGTGAAATGACTAGACCGCAAAACGACACTTTAGAAAACATGAACCCTGCATGTGTTCCTTGCAATACAAACAAGTCGTCTATGCCCTTGGAAGGGTGGCGGAGGATGCTCACACATTATCGTGATGTTCAGTTGTTACGAGATAGCACACATGCTCGTCATTTACTACGTTTTGGGCTGATTGAAATCAAATCTGAGCCTGTGAAGTTTTTCTTTGAGAGTTATAAAGAGGGCCAGTCATGAATAAACCATTAGAAACTTTTGATATAGACGCAGCAAAGGCTCGCTACGAAAAATTACGAGGCCGATATAACCGGAGTGGGCTATCTAATACTGATTACAACGAGCTACTTCAATTAGAAAAGGCACTTGACCAAGCGAAGAAGTTTAATGCGGAGGGCGCAAAAAATGGACAGTAGGTGGATTGAAGCGCAACGCCGTGAAATGGAAAAGCTTATTTCACCAGAGCTAATCAAGTCGAGGAATTTAGCACGTCAAAGTTACTTCGATCATATGGAAAAAGAAATGGCTGACCACGTATCACGCTCAATTGAACCACTCAGCGGTAAAAAGCAAAGCACACTGGTTGAACTAAGGGAGTCAATTGAAAAACTGGCTCAGAAGTATAAACAAGATGCTCATTCTTCCAGCCTTTTTGGTGATCAGGATAAAGCGCGAGTTTATAACTGCTTTGCTAATCAATTGGACCATTTGCTGAAAGGTGGTGCTTGATGTCATCAGTCAGCATTGCTGAATACCGTAAGTTATTTCCTATTAAGAAAAATAAAAAGCGGCGTTCAGCAAAGCAAGTTGCTAGACAACCAAGTGTGGGTGAAATGGTACTGGCAACGCATTTAAGAGCGTGCAAGATTGGTTTTGAACAGGAATATAAATTCCATCCAACACGTAAATGGAGAGCAGATTTTTTAATAACGGGTACAAAGATTTTGATTGAGGTGGAAGGCGGGATCTGGAGTGGAGGCCGTCATACGAGGGGCAAAGGTTATCTAGGAGACATGGAGAAATACAACGAAGCAGCAATGATGGGTTTTACAGTTTTAAGGTTCAGTACAGAGCAAGTTAAATCAGGCGTGGCATTAAAGCAAATTGAATTATTAATTAAGGGTAAATAGGAAGGCGATTATGTTAGTTGAAAAGTTTGATTTTATTGAGTTACTTCGCCTTGCTATTGCTCAAGGCAAAGCAGAAGGTAAGAAAATTTCAAAAGATGTAGTTTTAGGTGAATTAGCGCTGTTATCTCCAGCTGCAAAGCTTTGGGCTACAGTACTAGTTGAGAAGGTTGATTTTGAGCGAATCGCAATTATTACCCCAGCACAAAAACAGACTGAAACTTTTTACAGTAAGTATGACTTTAATTTTCAAACCGAACGCCGTATTGAAGATATTCCGGGTAAGGTTGAGTTTGTTCGTGGTGAGATTAAATCAGGTAATTTTTTCCGAGCACGTAACAAACTAGCGGTTAAAATTCATCAAGAGATGGTTAAGAAAAAATTTACCCCTACTAATGCCCAAGGTGATCTTACTAATCTGGCAAAAGGAATTGCTGAGATTGTTTTACGTGGCCATGTTTTTGTTAAAGCAATGTGTAGCGCATGTCAGGGAATAGGAAAGCTCGAAATTTTTAATTCAAAGGGTTTTCCTGATGGTTCAAAGTTTTGTGAAAAGTGTAATGGAAATGGTAAGCGGCCATATACATTAAATGAAAAAATGGAAATTGCTAATATTGATGCAACTAAGACTGCTTACATTAAGAGTTACCAGAAATATGAGCAGCTTGGAGAATCAGTAGTTGCAGAATGGGAAAATGAAATACGCGAAAGAATTCAGCGCTCTTTTAGATTTGAACTTAAAGGTGAAAGATATTAAGTAACTTCATATTAATTTTAAAACACAAAAGTATGTTTTTAAATGAGCAATAATTAAATGCTCATTTAAAACTCATATTAGCCTATATTATTATAAATTTAAGCAAGTATTATTTGGGAATTTTAATAGTGTCTAAAGAGGAAGATTTAATAATTAATACATTAAATGAAAAAGGTTATGATCCAATTTTTGAGGCAGAATTTTACAAATTACGAACTTTAAAGCTAAAGCTAGATAAAACACCAGTTGATGCTCCAGAATTTGTTGAAATGCATGAATCATTTATTGAGCAAGAAAGGGCCTTTGAAGAGAGATTCTTTCGATTAAATTCTTAATAAATACAGTTTTAATAAACTTTTTTTTAAAATCTTATAAGTTTTTTTAAACTGTATTTTTCATTTGTTTCCTCATAAAGACACAAGTGGGTATGAAGATTTAAAACTTATTAATTATTTTGGGTTAAAAATGACATCTATCATCAACAATATTACTTTTTTTACTAAAGGCGTTAAGCACACCCGATCTCATAAACGCAAAGTATATGACTATAATGAATCTATAGATGAAATATTTAAGGCATATAATATTTATACTTTTGCTAGAACACCGGGGGGCAGTAGGTTTAAAAAAAACGAAAAAATTGAAATCAGTGAGTTTGCTGTAATTGAACAATATTCAATGTTTTTAAGTGGCAAATACTTGCATACGATGGGCGCATTTTCTTCTTCAAATAGTCAATTACCCGTGAATACTATTGTTGGGCGATATTCTTCTATAGCACATGATGTGAAAAGAATGCATGGAAGCCATCCAACCTCTCGATTTACAACCTCAATGCTTACTTATGATTCGAAGGTAACGGCTTTCAATGATTATTTAAAAGATAATGGTGGTGAGATTAAACACGTACACCATGACTTACCTAATTCTTCTCCAATCGTAATAGGTAATGATGTCTGGATTGGTCAAGATGTAACTTTTTCAACATCTGGTATTTCGGTTGGTGATGGAGCAATAGTTGCAGCAGGCTCCTTAGTAACAAAAGATGTACCACCCTATGCAATTGTTGGCGGTGTACCTGCAAAGATTCTTAAATATAGATTTGATGAAGAGACTATAAAAGAATTATTAGAATTAAAATGGTGGCAATATGGTTTCGCTGATTTTAAAGAGATAAATGTTGATGATTCAATTGAAGTGTTTATTAAGAAATTAAGAAAAATGGTTGATTTAGGTGAGATTTCACCTTTTCAGCCACAGCGTCTAACTATTAATGAGTTTATAAATATTTAACTATTGCTTGACAGTTGGGTATACACTTGAGTATAAAGATTTCTAAAATGGGCGAAATGTAAAGTAATCGCCAGTAAGAATTTAAGAGCTCGCTAATCGGTGGGCTTTTTTATTGTCTGCAGAAAGGCAGCACGTGAGATGCGAAACCTGCGTAAGTGGTTTGAATCCAGTATGATTTCGTCACATGCTGAGTTAGCCTCAGAGTGCTAATTTGTGGGTTACACCCCAACCTAAGAATTGAAAGACACCAAAGCAGATTGATAGCTAACTTTGAGAAGTGCATAGTGTTGAGTAGCCTTAGGCCACAGTGCGGATAATGCTGTGGCAACTATTTAAGTTAGCCGGACGTATTCCGGCAGAAAAGAGCCCCGCTAAATATCGATTATTGGCGGGGCTTTTTATTAAATTTTAATTGAATTTGCTAAGGATAAAGATGTATAAAAATATTATAAAATCCAATAATTATATTATTAATTCAATAATTTATTTAAAATTAAATTAATCGAATTTAAACAATATTTACTTGGATGATGCATTAGGTAACTCAAATAAACATGATTTTAGGAGAATAATTAAAAAAACGGAGTACAAATGCTATGAATAAGAATGTAGAGCTAATAAATTACATTGATGTAGCTGAGACAGTTTACGAACGGGTATATGAAAATAATAAAATTTCAAATAATTTGATTGTTAATCTAAATCGCATTATGGCTGAGATAAAGAATCAAGCTGCAGAAAAAAGACTCAAATTGAAGTACAGCTCAATAGACTTTGAATATTGTTTAAGTTTGCCTTTAGCTGATCGCAAAATAAAAGTAGATTTAAGCCTTATACCTCATTTTGAAGATCGTGAAGAAAGTATTTTGTGGTTAACTAACTTTATTGGAAAAATTTGTGAGCCCAGAAAGATGCAAAGACAGAAAAAAAAATCTTCATTAAGTACCTGTGAATTTTAGATGAACGCCCTTAAAGCGGTTTTTTATTGCTAGTAGAATATTTAAGGTATCTTTTCTAATAGGCACATACTACTGAAGTGTTTTTTATTTATTTTTTAGATTGAAAAGATTGCTATTTAAGTAATTTAAATATAAAAATCTTTATTGATTGAGAGTAGTTGTTATACAGGATATTTATAAGGATTTTAAAATGACAATTATCACATTGCTTGATGTTGAGACGAAGAAG